GTGGCTAATGCTAATGTAAATGGATCCATAATCTATTTTCCTAATTATAGCATACATTATACCTTTTTAGTCTTTGGTTATCAACTCATCAGCAAAACGGCCTTCATAAGTATGCTCTCCTATATGAACTATTCCAGCTTCAACATAAGCATAACATTTACCGCCAATATCTTTCCATAATTTACAAAAACTAAAATCTTCCCCTAGATATGTTTTAGTTTCAGGATCATGAATACAATCAAAAAAATTCCACATATGAGGTCTATCCACATACTCACCATTTATAACAGTCTTTTGTACTATTCCTTTATCAGGGTACTCCTTAATCATTTTATCAAAGACTGATCTTTTAATTAACATGCATCCAGTTGGGCTATGAGTAACTTCCATTACTCCATTATCAAGTGTAATACTTTTTGGGTCTTCTACTCTCATAGGATAAGTATTAAGATATTTTTTAAGATCCTTTGGTTGTTTTACTAAACCCTTTTGAATTTTATCAAACAATTTATCCCACATCATAGTCTTAAGTGGGTAAGGTATAGATATTAATTCTTTATCCTTTTCTATCATTTTAAAAATAGATGGAGTATGAAAATATATATCTGAATCTATAAATAACATATGAGTGTGTTTACTTTCTAAAAAACTAGATACACAAAGATTTCTTCCTTGAGTTACCAATGAAGATTTAATTAAACAAAATTGAGTTTCAACACCAGCCTCTAAAGCATATTTTTGTAGCTCTAATAAAGCTTGAGCATAATGAATTGAACAATCGCTATGAACTGGAGTTGCTATAAATAATGAATAAGGAGCTTTTTTCTTTTTCACTTTGCTTTCTTTTTTCCATAAAGGGAGTACAGCTTTATTATAAGGCTCGGACTCAGTTTTAATTTCGGTTAATGTTTGATATGTATCTTCGTTTATAAATTTATTATTTTTTGTCATTTAAAGCACCTTTCAAAAAACTTGTCCATTCTTGTCCTTTCTTGTTCCAATTGTAAAACCTTTTATAAAATTTTTGTTGTTCATCTAGATGGTCTTGAATAAAATCTTCATGCAAATAATCAGCTGCAGTATTTATAGCTGATGCAGTATCAATAGCCATCTGTTCATAATTAGTAGAATAATTTATATAAACTGGCCACTCAGCACATGTTTCATATAACGCACCAAAGTTATTTGTAATCACATGCACACCTGCAGTCAAAGCTTCTAATGCTGATACACAAGATGTTTCTTCAAATATACTTGGATAAACAAACATATCATAATTAGGCATTTGTTCTAAAATATATTCATTTGGTTTATAGCCTATATAATTTACATTCGGTAATTGTTTAGCTTGTTCATATAATGGAAAAAATTCTTCATCGTGTACTTTACTAAAATCATCTCCATAGACTTGAGAGGATGAGTAAACATCTAGTATAATATTAGGGTTTTTTATTTCTTGCATTGCTCTTAATAAAACATTTAAACCTCTCCAAGGAGTACAGTGATGTATAAGTTTTATAGGATCACCTTTTTTATAAACTTTTCTTTTAGGAAAATTCTCACTACCATTTTTTATAACTACTGATTTTTCTGTAGGTATATCAAAAAAGTATCTAAATTTTTCATAATTCCAATGACTGTTAAAAACATACCAATCATACTCTTGATGTCTTTCTTTATTTCTAAAAAATTCTTGTAAGTTTGGTTGATCCCAAGAATTTTTCTGCCAAAGAATATTTAACTTGTTTGGATCAATAGGTACTTTACCTGGAATAGAAGTACATATTTGTACTTGATCTAAAATTTCTTTTGAAACATACTTATTAAGCATTTCCATTTGAAGCTCAGTAGCACCTCTAGGTTTCATATATTTAATGTTGATAATTCTTCATTACTAATTTTTCCTTTTATATACGAATTAAAAGATAAAGACAACCTAAGTTTATCTTCATTATTTACAGGTACACTATGTTTAAGATCAGAAGGAAATATTATAACATCTCCTTTGTTAAAAGGTATTTTAATTTCTTCGGAATTAAATTCATTATAATTATTTGTTTCAATAAAAAGATTTTTTTGTATTTTATTAGTCCAAAGAATAACACTATCTTCTTTTAATTCTTCAATAAGTAATGTTCCTGATAAAAAACTATTAGAATGTGAATGAGTTGGGTGATAGTGTCCTTTTTTACTATAGTTGCACCAAGATTCTGTTATATATATTTCTATTTTATTTTTAGGTGAATAAACTAATTCTATATAATTTTCTAATTTTATTTGTATGAATTTTTTAATTAAAACCATTTCTTTTTTATTTAAAATTTGACTATCTTTAGAATAGTTTTTTGCATACGTGGTTCTAATTTCTTGAGAATGTAAAAATTTATTTTCACTATCATTTAAATCTCTACCTATATTACTTTTATATATTGCTGTAGGAAATACTTTTATAAATGAGTCTACCATTTTAAAGCAATAGTATATCTATCTTGATCTCTTAATGGAGAAGCTCTATGCCATATTTTAGCATCAAAGATAACAACCCTTCCTGGTATAGGCTGAACAGACTGTACTTGATTGTTAATGTAAAAAAAAGTTTCTCCCAAGTCATCTAATTTGTTTGGCTCTGGGTTCATATAATATAATAAAGTCTTGTGCCCATCCCTTGTATCATCTTGATGAAAAAATGGTTTTTCATCTTTAAGAAATAAATTTATATAAGCTCTTAATAATTTACCAAAATTATTTTTTGTTCTTTCAATTATTAATTTAACCACTGGGTCCTCAAAATTTAAATCGCACACTAGACCAGTGTAGGGTAATCCCTCTCCGTCTTTTTCTGTTCGTTTAAAAGAAAGTTTTCTATAAGTATTATAAATATTATTTACTTCATCAAAACTAAATAAACTATCTATAATTTTCATTTTCTAATAATATTATCTCCTACCACTAATAAATCAAGATTAGAATTATTTAAAAGATTTAAAGCATCATTAGGGTGACCAGCAATAGGCTTACCATTATCATTAAGTGATGTATTTAGTAACATAGGAAGGCCAGTTATTTTTTCAAATTCATCTAATAGTTTGTAAAATAAATTTAGTTCAGGCTTAACTGTTTGTATACGACTAGTTCCATCTATATGTGAAATAGGATTAAATACTTTATTTTTAAATTTTACACTAAACTTCATAAATTCACTTTCACCCTCCCAATCAAAATATTCTTTTGTTTTGTTTAATTTAATTGATGCTGCAAAAGGTCTGTAGTCTTCTCTATGTTTTACTTTTTCATTTAAAATATGTTTACCATTTTTAATTTCTGGACTCATAAGAATACTTCTATTACCTAAAGCTCTAGGACCTATCTCTCCAAATCCTTGATACCATCCTACAATATTACCTAAAGCTAATTGTTCAGCAATTTTTTTAATAGTTTTTTCCGATGCATTTGTTTTAGGAGATACATCTGTTTGCCAAAATGGAAAGTTACTTGTTTCAAATTTTGGTTGTTCAAAATAATTTCTTAAAAATTCAACACAACCTAAAGATAGTCCCTCATCCGCACAATGAGGAGGTATGACTAAATTATTAAATTTTTTTTTAATTTGTGTATTTACACACACATTATGTGCTACTCCTCCTGAGTAAGTTATATAATCATTTGCATTTGCATATTGATTAAAAAACTTAGGTATTTGTATTTCTGAATACTCATGAATTGTTTTTAGATAATTAATCAAACCATGTTTAGCAGCTATCTTGCTTCCATATGATTTAATATAATTATCAAAATTAAAAACTTCCTTATTTTTAGAATAATCTAATTTTAAAAACTTTTGTAATAAGTTATTATCAATTTGACCAAATGATTTAAGAGCCATCAATTTACCTGCTCTATCTTCTCCATGCCCTTTAACCTGCATCTCTTTTCCCATATCTCCCAAAAATTGTCCAAGTGATGACATGTCTTCTAATGTAAATGTTTTTTCAAGTTTATTGTTTTTAAAAACACTTGTACTTCTAAAGTAATCACCAAAACCATCGAGAACAAAATTAACGTTTGACTTATCTGTAAGCATCCAAGAAGACAAACTATGTGCGTAATGGTGATCAATTATAAAAACTGGACATTTTAAATCAATAAAAGGTTTGTAGGGAATATCTATAGTCTCATAGAGTTGATCAGGTTTTGTTTTGTTAAGATATGTATGTTTATGTAAATCAATAACTATTGCTATAGCGTCTAGTTCTTCAATCTTAAAATTTAAATGACTACTAGCATAATACCATTCAAATAAATTTTCATATCCAAAATGTTTTATTTGATTATGTCTTTCGGGTTTATAATACTTTATTTTTTTACCGTCTGTAAAAGTAATATTAGAATCGTGTTCATCTAATCTTAACCCTAAAAATTTCATTATTTTATTTTTATAAAATGTTAATGTTACCGCTTATGGTCATAGAATTATTTGCATTTTGCACATAATGTTTTAAATAAGCTGGAAACACTATCATATCTTTTTCTTTTACAATAGGAATAAATTCAATTGGAATATACTCACTTAATAATTTTTCTTGAATTAAATCAAATGAAGGGTTTAAAAATACAGTTTGAGGGGTGTTAAGTTTTTCATAAACTATAAAACAAAATTGTGGGCCTGAATGAAAATGAATTTCTTGAAAATTATTTTCTTGATATATGTTTCTCCAAATGTTGCCTAACTCAATTTTATTAATTTTTATTTCTTTTAAACAAAATAAAATTTTACTTAACAAATAATTTAAACCTTCCTTAGTTAAAGTATTATTATCCCCACTTTTACTTATTGAAGAAATAGTTTTTGATGCAAAAGTTTTTTGAAAATTAGAACTACTAAGTTCAATTTTCTCTGGTTCTATTTCTTCTATCCATAAGGGACTAGAAAAAATATTATGTTTCATTTTTTTTAGTAGCTATTCCCATCGGAATTTTTGTGACCTTAATTTCTAAGTCTTGTCTTAAGTCATCCACATTAGTATCAGTATTGGGATCAGCAACATCAGAATCAAATTCAGCTTTATTAGCATACACTTTTCCTGTTCTTTTATGTTTTATTATTTCTTTAGCTTCTGCAGGTATTCTTGGTAAGTCATTTGTCATTAATATTTCCTTTATTAAGATTTTATATTTTTATTATTATCCCAACTTTTAACTTGGCTTAAATTGAATGCAATAGCATATTTTGTTTCATCTTTCAATCGTTCAGTTCCATGATTAAGTATGCCACTCCATATTAAAAAAGTTCCTTTTTTTGTTTCTATTTCTATGTCTAAATCTGGAAAGTATAATGGAGTGTTGCTATCTGTTAAATAAAATATACCTGAACCCCATGAAGGTTCATGGTTGTGTATTGAAGTGTGCCCACCATTTTCAACTTTAATACCCCAGCTGTCTATTATTTGTACTTTTTGTCCGACTTTTAAAACTCTTTGTGACTCTAAAATTATTTCATGAAATTTAGGATCTTTATTAAATAGTTTCCAATCCGTCATTCCTCCTTTTACATTTGTAGCATAAGAAGCTTTATCACATAAATTATTATCTATTTTATTTATAAAATAATTAATATCAATATTGTTTAACTGACATTCATATAACCAAACATATATTGGAACTTTTTTTTCAATTATTTTTCTTATGGACATTATCTTTTTCCTTGGCCTTTGTACCTTGTTAATTTTTTCTGACGCTTTTCGTGTTTATTAAGATTTTTTTTATGCTTACCTGCACCTCTTTTTTTAGGTTTATCTCTGGGTACAAAGTGTGTAAATTTTTGTTTAGCCATTTGTTTTCACTAGTTCTACATTAAAAGCAACAGAAATTCTAGATTCTTTATTATTATTTGGTAAAACACCATGTACTAAATGAGATGGAAATAGTATTATTTGATTTTTTAAAGGTTGTATTCTATAAACTGAATTAAAACCAAGTTCATTTTTTGCAAACATATCATTATTAATCATCATACTGACAGATTTATCAGCTCTAGTAAAAACTAATTGACCACTATTTTCTGGTACTTCCACATAGTAAATACCAGAAAAATTAGATCTTCCATGCACATGATCCATATTTATAGAGTTCTGGTAATTCTCATTAATCCAAATGTCTTGCATTCTAATTTTATAATTTTCATTTAATCTAAAAAAATTATAAATTAATTCACCAGTTTTTGTTAAAAAAATTTTATTTAACGTTTCATCAAAAATATTTTTTGTTTGATAACCACCATTTACGTTAGATATTTGAACACCTTTATTTTTGTTCTTTTCTTCTCTTAAGATTTTTTTTATTTTTTCATCAATTTGAGAATTAATTAAAGAGTCAACTATAATACTTTCTTTAAAAATATCTACTTTAAACATTAGCCATTTTCTTGAGATCTATCTATTTGTGCATAACTTACAATCCCTTGAATTTCTCCACCAGTGCCTGCAGTCATTTTCAATATATCACTTTCTTCTAATACTAAAGTTTCTGTAATTATATTTTCAACTGTATTAGCAGCAATAGCTTTTCTTGAAATAGCAAAAGTAGCAGTAGCAGAAGCATCAGTTACTTGAACAGAAAGATTTACTGGACTTGCAGATGAATTATCTACTTGAATTTGTTTTATTAAACACCTTGCACTTGAAGGTGATGTAAGAATTGTAGTAGTAGCAGTATCTGCTAAATTTATACCTACATTTTTATATTGTATAGTCATGATAAAAAATAATTAAATGTATCTATTTCGTTTTTAATTTCTTGTTGATAAGAAGTATTTAACTTATCTTTTAACGTTTGTAAAGATTGAGCTATCTGTCTTTGGTTGTCTTCAGTATAAATTGGTGTAGGCTCAGGAATAACTATATCTACTCTTGCCATTATCTCATTCCATCAGGTTGTACATCAGCTCTAAAAGTTCCATATCTCCAATTTTGGTCTGTTGAAGTATTAGCAACTTTTATACTTGCAAATCTTGATCTTGCTCTTGTATCTACCTTATCAGTTGTACTATTAACTATAAAAGGTCCGAGAGGCGAGGATGTTGAAGTATCAGATGGAAATTTTCTAAGGTTAATAGTTATTTCCGCATCTCCAGTAATTAATTTAAAATCAGGAATAAATCTTCTAAGACTCATAAAAAATTGACCATCTCCTTCTGCGGATAAATCAAAATCTCCAGATTGAATAAAAGCTGGTATAGCTGTTTTTGCTCCAGTAGAATCTACTTCATTATTACCAACTTCATGAGCATAATAAGTTGATGCACCATTTTGGTTTGTTACTCCTTGTATAGTTGGAAAAGAAGGAGTACCCGTCAATGCAAATTCTGTTGCGTAAGGGTTATCATATAATGTAGCATCAAACCAAGTAGTTCTTGATAATGAACCAGTTGTCCAAGTTTGTTCTGTGTAATTATAAGTAACAACTCTGTCAATTGAGGATGAATTAGCTTTAGGATAGAACCAACTTATTTCTTCATAAAGATGATTTAATCCAGCGTATACTTGTTCTCCATTAGAATAGCTAATACCTAAATTATCTCCTTTATTTGTAAATACAAAATCTTCAACTAAACATGGTACAGATTTTACAGTACCATCATAAACAAAAAATCCTCCTGCTTGACCCATCCACCAAACAGCTCCATTAGCATACTTTATAGAGTGTTGACCAATAGCTCCACAATTACTTCCAACTTGTCTTATTGAAAATGTAAATGGAGGACCCACAAATTGCATTACATAAGCTGAAGTGTCGGTTAATATTAAAATATAATCTTTACCTCTTATAGCTCCTACTATTTTTGTACCTGAATCTATTCTAAATGTACCAGCAGTATTAACTGAAGTTGGAGCATAATCAGATATATCTTCTTGATCTGAAAACCTTATAAACATTTTATCTTGAGTATTTGAAGTGCCAATTGTAGTTTCTGTTCCAAGTATTACTAAATGTCTATCTCTTTCAGAAACAATAGACATAACAGATTTCGTTGGTGCTCCACTTATAACGGTTGCTCTTGTAGTTAACGCACCTGGTAAATTACTTATAGTATCCCACTCAAAAGTTTTACCATCTTTTATTGTTGCAATTAATTTTGAACCAAAGTGATCTAAAGACCATGAAGCAGATTCTAAAGTTACTCCACCAGTCAATGATGCAGTTCCCCATCCCAGATAAACTTCAACAGAAGCTCCACTTGCATGAGCTGATCTTGTGCCTGCCACACCTCTAGTAATTCCAGTTAAATCATTTGTAGAAATACCAGTATATGAAATAAATTCAGTTCCAACCTTTATTGTGCCAGTAGCAGGGAAACCAACTACTGAAGATAATGTAATTGAAGTACCAGATCCCCCAGTTCCAGCGGTGTCATCTTGTAATAGACCATTCAAGGTTGAGATTACTCCTGAAGAGCCTCCCCATCCAGAGGTACCATAACCAAAACCAGCAGTTTGATTTAATGGCCCTACTTTAATATAAGGGTTTATTGTTGCTGCTCCACTTGCTGCAACAGTTGTACCAGCATTAGCTGCCATTGTAATTGTAAATGTATCTTGACTGGGTACTGTCACGACTTCAAAAGTATTTGTAGTAAAATCTGCAGC